ATCTACAAGTAAAAGAAGTATTAAGTTAGATGAAGAGTATAATAAATTAAATCAAAAACAAAAATATTCTTACATAAGAGACCATCAGGGATTTTTTCCGCAGGCGACATTGACCATTTCAGGTACAAGAGATTTAGCAGCTGCTTCACAAATTACTATGAGTACAGTTGATGGAACATTGTTATCAATGAAAGGTGTAGATGGAGCTACTAATGTCGGAAATAAAACATTTAAAGCTAATGGAACAGATGCAAATGCGACTGATGGTATTGTTTCAATTGTGAATGCAAATTTAGCTGGTAGAGTGACAGCTACAAATTCAAGTAATCAAGTGCTTTTAACTGCTGACAAACCTGGTCCTGATGGTAACACAGCTAAAATTTCTGCAACTCTTTTAATACCAGATACAGTAAGTATTAATGGTATTGCTACTAATGCCTCATCAAGTGCAGGATTTGGATTTTTCACTGGTGGATAATCGATTATTGTTTTAAAACAACTAAAGGGTGGGAAATATCTCACCCTTTTTTGTTTTCTTGATATTTATATATGAAAAACTATATCAAATAGGAGAAATGTTTATGGCTGCAGGTAATTTTTCATTTACTATCGAACAAGGTGCAACAACTGATTTTGAATTAGCTTATAAAGACTCATCTGGAAACCCAATTGATTTAACAGGATATGACGCTAGAATGCAGTTGAAAGATTCAGCTGGTGGTTCAACAACTTTTTTAACACTTTCCTCAAGTTTACAACCTGATGGAACTGGATTAAATCTTAGTGGTTCAGGTGGACTTAATGCATCAAAACCAACCACTTCAGGTAGTATTGGTATTTTTATAAGTCATACTTCATCGTCTAATTTATCATTCACAAAAGCTGTTTATGATTTAGAAATTGTATCTGGTAGTGGAACGGGTACCGTTGTAACAAGATTAATACAAGGAAGTGTAAACTTATCAAAAGAAGTTACAACTGGTAATTATTAAGGAGAATTAGGTGTCAACAATTAATCCAAAACCAGATTCACCAAATCAAATTACAATAAGTGAAGAGAAAAAACAAGTCACTATAAATAGTCCTGATACTCATAAACAATTAAATATAACCACAGGACAAACTGTAAATATTATTAATGCTACATCTATTGGCCCACAAGGTGCTGTCGGACCTGAAGGCCCAATTGGTGGAACAGGTACCGATATTAGTATCGGAGTAAATCAATTAACTGCAAGTGGAAACATAAGTTCAAGTGGAACATTGATTTCAAATGAAATAAATACAATCGGAAACATAACCACAAGTGGAAACATAAGTGCAAGTGGAACATCACATACACTTGGTGGAAATGTTCTTATTGGAACTGGTACTACTCCAACATCGTTATTAACATTAAGTTCAAGTGGTGATTATGCACTTACTTTTAATAAAGCTGGAGAAGAAAAATATAAATTTACTCACGGAAGTTCTGGATTGTTTATTCAAAACGATGGAACAAATCAACTCGCATTTATACAAGACCACGATATAAGAATTTACAACGATAGTGGTAATGAAACCGTTGTGTTTAGAAATAGTGGAAATGTCGGTATCGGAACAACAAGTCCTGTAAATAAATTACAAGTAGAAGGTAATATAAGTTCAAGTGGAGCAATCAATACTTTATCACACATAACCGCAAGTGGAGACATAAGTGCAAGTGGAGTAATATCTGCCGGTGGTGGTTTTGATTTATCAACCACAATGACTAATGGTGCAAACAATAGAGTGGTTACCGCTACTGGAGCTGGTGCTCAAAATGCGGAAGTTAATTTACTTTTTGATGGTGATAAATTAGAAATAGGTGGAAAATTAAAAGTATCATCACACATAACCGCAAGTGGACAAATAAGTGCGAGTGGTATTATAAAAGCACCTCAATTAAAAGGTTTTGGTCCTACTGGTATTATAATAGATAATAGTAGTGTTTTTGGTGATAGTGCCTCTGATACTCATAAATTTACAGGTAACATAACCGCAAGTAATGATATAAGTGCAAGTGGTGATATAACATCAAATAGAATTTTCTCAAATACTGTACCTATAGCTGCTGGTATTATTGGAAAATTAGTTCTTGGTGGAAGTGGAACACCACTTTTTACAAACTCAAATATAACCGCAAGTGGAAACATAAGTGCAAGTGGAACATCACATACATTTGGTGGTGATGTAACTATTGGTGATGATTTAACTATTGGTGATGATTTAACTATTGGTGATGATTTAACTATTGGTAATGATTTAACTTTACCAGCTGATGGTATTATTAACTTTGGAAGTGACAATGCCCAAATAAAAGGTAGTACAGGTGCACTTGATTTAATACACTCACAAACTAATCATGAATCAGGTATAAGACTTGATACTCAAGGTAATATTAAGTTTGCAACGGTTCATAATAATAATTTAGACTTTGCTACCGATACCAGAATGATAATTTCAATGTCAACAGCTGATGGAACTGCAAAAGTTGGTATTGGAACAATAAATCCAACAGTTCCATTAGAAGTAAATAGTGGTGACACAACACAAATTATATCTGATAGAAATGGAAATGGTTCAAATATTGTTTTAAAAAATGCTGGAACAAATAAATTAACACTTTCAACAACAAATACCACTGGACAAGAAGCAGAACTTATTTCAAATGGTGATTTATTATTAAATGCAACTGCTGGTGGAAATGTTGGTATTGGAAAAACTGATCCAACAAAAAAATTAGAAGTAGAAGGTAATATAAGTTCAAGTGGATTCATACATGCTTCAGGTTCATTCTTAGGAAACCAATCAGACCCATCAAGAATTTTTGATAAGAATAAAGATTTATTCATTTCTGCATCTGATGATTTATTTTTAAAACAAGATGATATTAATATTCAAACTCATGGTGGTGGTAATTGGGTAACATTTAATGGCGGTGATGGAAGAGTTGGTATTGGAAATTCATCCCCATCAAAAACATTAACCGTAGAAGGTTCAATAAGTTCAAGTAACCATCAATTTATGGTAAATAATAAATCATTAAAATGGCCATATAATGGTGTTGATTCAACAATTAGAGGAGAATCTGGACAATTAAAATACACAACATCTCACGGAGACCACATATTCAGAAGTGGTAGTACTAATTTAGTTACATTTGATGCTTCCACACAAAGAGTTGGTATTGGAAACGCAACAGCTCCATACGCAGGACTACATATTAGTGGTTCAACTGGAGCTACATCAGGTCTTAGACAATCAAGAGCTGGTGTTAAAATATGGAATCAAGAAATTGACTCAAGTGGAAGACTTCAATGGGGTCATCGTTCATCAGAAGGTGGAAGTAGAACCACAACATTCACATTAGATGATACTAATAATGTTGGTCTTGGAACAGCAGCTACAGCTCCAAGAGAACAATTGGATGTTGGTGGTAATGTTATTGTAGCGGGTAATATAAGTGCAAGTGGAGACATTATTACAACTGGTGATATTGTGGCTCAAAATTACATTACAAGGACAAGTGTTTCAAACATTACTCAATCATTCTCAAGTGGTTCAACAATCTTTGGTGATACTCCAATTGATGATATACATCAATTTACAGGTTCTTTAAGAGTCACTGGGAGTGGTGATCATTACATTCAGACTGGAAATGTTGGTATTGGAACAGATAGTCCTGGTTATCAACTTGAAGTAAAAGGCACTAATGAAGGAGTTATAGCTATTAGAGCTGGTGCTAATAGTAAAAACTCAATATTAAAATTTATTGAAGATAGTGCAGTTCAAAGATGGCAATTAATTTCAGCTGAAGACGATGCTGGAAAATTTAAAATAAGTGGGTCAGCTGCTGGAGAATCATTAACAATAAATAGTAGTGGAAATGTCGGTCTCGGAACAACAAGTCCAATATCTCCGTTACAAATTGAGTCATCTATAAATGCTCTATCAGATACAGATGAACCTGAAAACTATCATTTATTATTAAGAAATCCAGCTAATGATAATAATGAAGGTGTTGGTATAGCATTTAATATAAGTACAGCAACAGATGATGTTGGTTCTTCAATTATATATAAGAGAACAGCTGGTTCAGCGAAAGGTGAATTACAATTTTATGTGAAAACAAATACCAGTGGTGATGGTGTTGTAACTCAAGCTATGACTATTGATGACTCAGCTAATGTTGGTATTGGAACAGGAAATCCTGACACACTACTACACATTAGTGGTGCTAACAATGTAAACCTTTTAAAACTTGATGGACCAAAAGGTGATTTTGAATTTAAAACAAATTCAACATCAGGTTATACTGGTGAGTTTTTATTAGATGATACTGGTATGGATATAGGACACGATAGTGGTGTTAGAGCATTGAATTTAAGAACTGGTGATGCTGATAGACTTACAATATTGGGTGGTGGTAATGTCGGTATCGGAACAACAAATCCAGACGAAATATTAGAAGTATCAACAAATAATCCTGTTGTTAAAATAACAGACACAGGTGGTTCTGAAGGTTCGGCTTCAATATTCTTAAATGAAGCAGATAACTTTGGGGCTATCTTAGCTTACCAATCATCGGATACTAAATTTTTCAGTATATCAACAAGAGACACTACTACATCACAACGAATGACAATCGATAGATATGGTAATACAGATTTCAATAGTGGTGTTCATTTTAGTGGTAGTGGACAAGTTGGTATTGGAACAACAAGTCCAGAAGCAGGACATACAACAGGTGCAGGATTGACAATATTTAATAATGGTACTATTGGAAGTACCAATAATTTCACGAATGCTAGAATATCATCTTCTTTATTAATAAAAGCTAATGATAATCAATTTCTTGCTTTTGATAATAATGAAATATCTCAATATGGTGATGATTTACATATTGGTGCATTAGGTAATGGTACTGCTGATGGTAATGTTCGTGTTAAAGCTGGTATTAGTAGTTTAAATACAAGAATGTACATTTCTTCAAGTGGAAACATTGGTATTGGAACAACAACTCCAGCAGTTCCATTAGAAGTTCATCAAGGTGATAAAACACAAATCATATCTGATAGAGATGGTAATGGTACAAATATTCAATTACGAAGAAGTGGGACACACAGATTAAGTCTAGCCACATCTAACACATCTGGTGAAGAAGCAGAAATTTTTTCAAATGGAGATTTATTATTTAATAAATCCGCCGGTGGAAATGTTGGTATTGGAACAACAAGTCCAAGTCAAAAATTAGAGGTAGCAGGTAATTTAATAGTATCTGAAAGTTCCTTTAAAGGAAATATAACAGCAAGTGGTGACATAAGTGCAAGTGGTGATTTGTTTGTAACTGGAGAGGTTACACTACGTAATGGTAATATTCGTAGTGATAATCACTTTGATTTATTGTCGTTAGGTGGTAGTGCACAACAAATCAATGTTGGTCAACTTGGAATGAGTGCGAGTTATAGTGGAGCAAATACTGCAGTAGCTGCGATGAATACTACAAACGCAGCTATGTTTGGTGGTGATGTTTCAGTTGGCCCACACAATAATGGAAAACTTGGTGTAGGAAATTTAACACCTGAATATAATGTAGATATTTTAGGTAATTCACCTGTATTAAGAATAGCGGATAATAATAATGTAAATTCATTAAGTGCTTCATTTATATTTATGGGTGAAAATGGCTCCACAGAAGCTAGAGGTGGTGGCCTTCATTATGATGGTAGAAACAATAAACTACACATTATAACAACTGATAATGGTACCGCAATACAACATCCATCAGGTTCAGTAAAAAGAATGACAATTCTTGAAACAAATGGTAGAGTTGGTATTGGAATGGAAAGTCCTGGTGGACAATTAGGAGTAACAGCAGTTGGAATTAGAGCTGCTGAATTCACAAGTGATAATGACGCTCCAATAATGGTAGAATCAAGTGATGGAACAACAGGTATTACATTTAAAGACAATAGTGCTGAACAACAAATTTATTACAGAGGTAATAGAGATTCTTTTTATATTGAGACTCCAACTAAATTAGGGTTAGGAACAAACGACCCAATAGAAACATTGGATGTAAGAGGAAGTGCTTCGTTTTCGGGTCACATAACCGCGAGTGGAAACATAAGTTCAAGTGGTACTATTTTTGCAGCACAATTTAATGATAATGGAACTAATTTAAATGTACCTGACTATGTGTTTGAACCAGAGTATAAATTAAAAACATTAAATGAAGTTGAACAACACATTTCTCAATCTAAACATTTACCAAATATCCCATCAATGGATGATATTAAGGCTTGGAGTGAATTATCATATAGTGATAGAGATATGAAATTGTTAGAAAAAATTGAGGAGTTGACACTGTATATAATTCATTTACAAAAACAAGTGGATGAATTAAAGAAAGAGTAGATTTATTATAACTTTCTTTATATTTATATATGAAGAATAATACCCATTTTGGAGAAATAAATGTCAAAATTTAATTTTATATATTCAGACCCAAGTACTGGATTTAATGTCGTTGGTGAAACACCACATGGAATTTATGATTCAGATTCTGAATTTCAAAACGATAGTTTAACAGTGTGTAAATACGTTGCTAGAAAACTTGGACATCCAATAATGCAATTAGAATTTAACACTGGTTCAATGTATGCTTGTTTTGAAGAAGCAGTATCGGAATATTCGCAACAAATAAATCATTACAATACAAAAAATTGGATGTGGGAACACTATGGTTCAACTAATAGACAAAGTGGGTCTGTTTTAGGTGATATGGGTGTACACGAACCAGAAGCACCACATATGGGAACAACATTTTTATTATCAGAACAATATGGTGAAGCAGTAAATATTGGTGGTGGTGTAACAATGCACACAGGTTCAATAACAATTACTGGTTCAAAACAAGTTTATAATTTAGAAACAGAATCAAATATAACATCATCACATAATAATAAAAGATTAGAAATACAAAAAGTATTCAATCAAGCACCAGCTGCAATTTCTAAATTTTATGACCCTTTTGCAGGAACTTATGATAATATAGAATTATTGGATTCATTTGGATTCGGAAATGTATCACCAGCAGTATCTTATATATTAAGACCAATATCATATGATTTAGCTAGGGCTAACGCTATTGAAACTAATGATTTGGTTAGAAAATCTGCTTATTCATTTGAAATCATAAATAATCAAATGAGAATATTTCCAAGGCCAGAATCAGCTGATGATGGTGAAAAAATATTTTTTCATTATTATGTTAAGGAAGATAAACAAGGGGTAACTAGAACTTATACAAACTCAAAAGTCTCAGACCCGTCTAACATACCTTATACATTCTTAACTTATTCGGAAATAAATGCAGCAGGTAGAAATTGGGTTAGAAAATACACATTAGCATTGGCAAAAGAATTATTAGGTATTATTAGAAGTAAATATGCTTCATTACCATTACCAAATGGTGAAGTAAATATGGATGGAGAGGCGTTAAAATCTGAAGGAAGAGAAGAAAAAGCAAATTTATTAGAGGAATTAAATACATTTTTAGAATCAGTTAGTTTGAAAGAACAAGCCAATGCAGAACAAGAAGTCGCTAATTCACAACAAGAAGTTCTAAATAAAGCACCATTAAAAATATACATAGGATAATATAATGAGTCAAACAAAACCATTTTTTATACCACAAAAAGAATTTGATTTAATTAATCAAATGAATGAAGAATTGATTGACGAAATTGTCGGACAATCTGTTGATATTTATAAAGTAAATGTTGATAGAACAGAAGACAATGTTTATGGTGAATCAACGGCTAAATACTATGATATTGGATTCAGAGTAAATTGTTTAATTAATTATAATGAACCTGAAATCATTCAAGACGAGTTTGGTGCAGACTTAAATTCTTCAATTGAAATGTTCTTCCAAAGAGAAAATCTATCAAGTGGTTCATTGAATTTTTATCCTGAGATTGGTGATATTGTGGATTGGAATGATTATTATTGGGAAATCAATGGAACAACAGAACCACAATTATATGGAGGACATCCAAACTATAAACATAACATTGTAGCAACAGCACATCGTTCAAGATTATCATCGTTACAAATAGAAGAGAGGCCAAGATAATGCCAAACAAAGCAGCTAAATTAAGAAAACAAGAAAGAAGAAAGAAAAACGATTTATTAAATAAATTTGGTAGAACTAAAAAACAAATAGCTAGAATTAAAAAAAGGAAATAAATGGCTGTTCAACAAATTATAGGAAAAAAAATTACGAAGTTTGATACTTCTAATCCTAACTATAGAGAAACACCTAAACCAAAACAAGAGGTTAGTGGTAATGTTAGAGAAGACGAAGATGTCTATGGTGAAAGAAAACATACTTACACACCTGAACCAAATGGTAATCTACAAATGGAACAAATGATGGGTAAGTTGATGAATAAATTAGATAACTTTGATACACCAAGTCAAACAGGTGTAAAAGCCATTGAAGTAGATATTAAGAAAGAGATTGCAATTGGTAAAGTTGATATGAGTAATATTAAGTCAGAGGAATATAAAGGTAAAGTTAATAATAAATTAGATAAATTAAAAAAATTGAGAAAACGTAATGGCGGTAAATAAAATAACAAATAAACAAACACTCAATAGAGAGTTAGTTAATAGAGCCTCACAAGTATCTACAAAAGATAATAAAGTTCGTGGTAATGCTGCACAATCAATAAATCCTGGTAAAGATTTTACAAAAAACTTTTCTGTTACGTTGAAAGATATAGATACATCTGTAATGAGTCATATAAAAGATGTGATGAAACCAAGACTAAAAGAGGCTAATGAGATAATAAAAGTACCTGTATTTTATGGTAATGAGGAAAGATGGAAAGCTGTTAGAAGTCGAGGTGTGTTAAGAGATAAAAATGGTTCATTAATCTTACCATTAATTATGTTTAGAAGAACCGATGTATCTATGGATGACGCAATGCCAATGTCTTTTGACCATGATGTCAAAGGTGAATTTATAAAAGTAGCTAGAAGTAATAAATGGAGTAAAGATAATCAATATGATAGATTTTCAGTTCAACGAGGCATAAAACCAGTACAAGAAATTGTATACACTGGAATGCCAGACCATGTTGTTTGTAATTACTCAGTTGTCATGATGACTAATTTTATAGAACAAATGAATATATTAAATGATTTATTTCTTGAACACATTGGAACTTATTTTGGTGATTCAGAACAATATAAATTTTTATCACGATTAGATGGTGGTTTAAGTGATGCTTCAGAAATGAATAGAGAAGGAGAGAGATTAATTAAAACAGAATTTAGTTTATCTATAAAAGCATACGTAATACCTGAATTTACAAGTAATATATTCGGAACAACTGCTGAAGTGACAAAAGGATTGACACCATCACGAGTAACATTTGGGTTTGAGGGTGATGCCACAGATGAACAAATTGGAAAATAATTTACTTGTTTTTAAAATTTATATATATTTATATATAGTTATATAACAAATCATAATGGAGGTTACAAATGCCAGAGGAAGTAAAATTCACAGAAGAAGAACTTAAACAAGTTCAAAACATTCAATCATCTTATGTTGATGTTACAAATAAATTTGGACAACTTAAATTAGCACAAGTTAGATTAGATAGACAAGAAGTTGATTTAGAGGATACTTTACAAAAAATTCAATCACAGGAACAAACTTTTCTCGATGGAATTACAAAAAAATACGGACAAGGAACTTTAAATCCTGAAACAGGTGTATTCACACCAACTGAAAATAAATCATAATTATTTAAAAAAAAATTATCGTTTACAGGTTTAATCGTATATTTATATATGAATAATACTAATGCGCAAAATAGTATACCTCAAAATAAAAAAAGTTAACTTAGGAGAAATTCAATGGCCGAAAAAATTATAAGTCCTGGTGTATTTACAAATGAAATAGACCAGACTTTCTTACCTTCTGCTGTTGCTGATATTGGAGCTGCACTAATTGGACCAACGCTCAAAGGTCCTGCAGGAATCCCAACCGTTGTAACATCTTTTTCTGATTTTCAAGCAAAATTTGGAGATGTGTTTAAATCAGGTTCAGATTCAGTCCAATTTTTAACATCACACGCAGCTGAAGAATATCTTAAAAATTCAGATACATTAACCGTAGTTAGAGTTATGGATGGTGCATTCTCACCAGCGACTGCAAATGTTGGTACTGATGGTAGCACCGTACCAGCTACAAAAGCAACAGGTTCTGTCAATATAACAGGAACTTTCCTTACCGGACAAGACGATGAAGTTCAAATTACTGTTGCTGGAACGGAATTTAGATTTATAGCGACTGATCCTGTTGGTGGAATACCAGTGGATAGTTCACCAATATTCTTTTTCGCGACTGGTTCAAACACAGGTTCATCCCCAACAGCTGGTGGTGGAGGACTTCTTGTAAATGAAATTAACTCAGCTGGTATTGGTGTGTCAGCTAGTTTTACACAAACAGCTACTCACGGAAGATTAGAGTTCACTGCTTCAGAAGCTGGTGTTGCTGGAAACAACATATCAATTGATACTGGTTCAGGTACTTCATTCAGTGACCAAGTAACATTATCATCAGGTACAAATACTGGTGGTTCAACTGCAAATTCATTTGTTTTAGAAACATTGGCCGATGGAACAATAATGAACAATTCTGAAACAACTGCTAGAACAAATAATGTATTAATTAGTGGTTCGAAACACAATATTAGATATGAAGTTGCAAGTATTAATAAAGCAAAAGGTACTTTTAACCTTTTAATTAGAGCTGGTAATGATAATGTTAAAAGAAAACAAACATTAGAAACATTTAATAATTTATCATTAGACCCAAATTCAGCAAACTTTATATCAAAAGTAATTGGTGACCAAAAACAGAATGTCAAAACAGATGGAACAACAAAATATTTACAATTGACTGGTTCATATGCAAATGCATCAAGATTTGTAAGAGTAAAAAATGTTGTTTCACCAACAATCGATTATTTAGATGAAAATGGTAACATTAGAGATAATGCTTTATCAGCTTCATTACCAATAGTTGGTAGTGGTTCATCAAATGGTGGATTTAGTGGTGGTAAAGATGGATTTAGTGGATTTGATGCTTTGGGTAATCATAATGGAAGTGCTACAGGTACTAAACCTGCTAACTTCTATGAAAACATATCTACAAACAATTCACAAGGTTTAGACCCAACCACAACTGGGGAAGGTTTAGATGGATATACAGACGCTCTTGACTTAGTTGCTAACCAAGATGAATTTGATGTTAATTTAATCTTATTACCTGGTATTATAGACGCGGTTCATACTACTGTTGCAGCTAAAGCGATAGATGTATGTGAATCAAGAGGTGATTGTTTCACAATTTTAGACCCAGTTGTTTATGGTTCAACTTTATCTGCAGCTACTACAAGAGGTGAAGCAAGAGATTCTAACTTTGCAGCTATGTATTGGCCTTGGGTTAAAGTACCTGATTCACAATTAGCTGGAACTCAAAGATGGGTACCGCCATCAGTTGTATTAGGTGGTATTTACGCATTCAATGATAGAGTAGCACACCCCTGGTTTGCTCCTGCTGGATTGAATCGTGGTGGAATAACAACTGCTATACAAGCTGAAAGAAAATTAACACAAGGTAATCGTGATGATTTATATGATTCAAATATTAATCCAATTGCAACATTCCCAGGACAAGGGGTGACTGTGTTTGGACAAAAAACATTACAGAAAAAATCAAGTGCTCTTGATAGAATCAATGTAAGACGATTATTAATCAGAGTTAAGAAGTTCATAGCTTCATCTTCGAGATTCCTTGTATTTGA